TTAAACTTGGCCAACCAACCCTCTCTCCCAACCAAACGTAACTTCTACCACACGGGGGTGGCTACGTTCACCATTCCATTCGGGGTGTTTCTGGCGGTCAAGAATATTGTCGGCCATGTCACTTGGACGAATCACGGTACACGGCATGATGCCAGAGATTTTCTTGCCAGGCCCGGACAAGCCAAGAATTGCGCCAGCAAGGATGCTTTCGCGCGTTGCACATTGCGAAAGCGATCGGGATGATTCATCGGTCTGCGGGTCGTCGATCACCACTAATGAAGGTCGAACGGTTCGACCGTCCGACCGTTTGTACTTCATGCCTCGAATTCGGCCCGTGATACCCGCGACTTTAATGATTGCACCAGAGGCTTTGCTTTCCGGCATCGTCGGCAAAATTATTTCTTTCGCCGTCCAGCCGATATGGGTTCGCTGGCCTTGATAAAGTTGCCCATTGCAGCGATTGGCGATGCCGTCGAGGCTTTGAATCGGATAAACGACCTCAGGGTAGTCTTCCAGTAGAAGCTCGTTGCCGTCGAGCTCCATCTTGATCGAATCGAGCATATCCATTGAATGCCCTTCATCGCTGCCGATCAAACAAACGAAACCTCGATGTCCATTGAGTACAGCCCAGATGCAAGCACATTCGCATATCGTCGTCTTCCCTGAGCCGCGAGGCATTGCCATTGAAAACAGACCGCCACGCAATACCGCTTGTTCGATTCGAGCGATGACCTTCAAGTGATCTGGGGACCAGGGCAAATGAAACGTCAGCGGGAAATAAGAATCGCAAAAGAAACGAAAATCTTTCGACGCCTTCTCTTTCCGTCTCGGATCCTCAACGCCCGGCAAAGCACCAATGTCTCGCCCAGCAACGGCGAGTGCCGCGTTTCGTGCCCGAGCGCGTTCCTTAATTTGCTCATACGGATCGACGTTCGAATCCGTTTTCGGTGCATGGCGTTGCTGAACCAACCAGGCGACATAGCGCAATAGATCGACGTGCCGACCGTCTCCGATACGATTACCGGCGCGGGATCGGTGACGATGGAGTTGCCGCTCGTTCATGACTTCGCCCAGCGGCGTTGAGTTCAACAGACGGCACAACTCGCTTGGACGGAGTTTTCTGGGGTCAGTCGCCACGGCCCATCTCTTTCAACAGCCAAGCCGCGTAATGAACGAGGTTGATCGTTTGGTCGTTGTTAGCCGGCGCGCCGTCAGCGATGTCCCGTTCGATTTGCGCATCGGGAATCCGTACCTTGGCCGCGGCGGACAACAGCTTTGCTGCCTGACTTGGCGTTAACCGATTCGGATCGACTGGCCCATTGCCATTGCCACCATTCTTGTTGCCGCTTTTTGCCATCAGGCCGCGACTCCCCAACAGTTCGCCCACGTCGCCACAGTCCGCGTCGTGTCGCCCCAACTCGTAATGTTCGCCTCATGTTTGGGACATGTTTTGACGCGACGTTGGGCCAAAACTGGCCAACGTGTGGCCTGAAAATAAAGCTGAACATTACTCGCAAAAACATGCAGAACTTCGCTTGAGGATCCCGGAAACGCATGGCTCATGTGTGTTGTCGCGACGCCAAACCGGCGACGCAAAACGCACACAACCACGCAAAAAGGAACCTCACGATGAAAGCCAACGACATTGCTTTTGGGATTGAATTCGAAACCACCATGCCCGCCAACGACACCACGCCGATAGGCGGATACCACAACGGAACACCGGTCGCTTGGCTGCCAACTGGATGGAAAGCCGAACGCGATTCGAGCATTCGAACCATTGGCCGCAACCGCAAGGGATGCGAATTCGTATCGCCAAAACTTCGCGGATACAACGGGCTGGAACAAGTAGAAACGGCGCTCGACGCGATCAACGAACGAGGCGGACGAGTAAATCAAACTTGCGGCGTACACGTAACGATTGAATGGAACGGCGACGCGGCGGCCTTGGCCAGACTGATTTCGCTGGTCGGCAACCACGAGAAAGCAATCTTCGCCAGCACCGGAACGAAACGCCGCGAACGCAATATCTACAGTAAAAAGATCAAACAATACGGGAACAAAGACGACGCGAAAACGCGATGCGAATCGGATCGCTATCACCTTTTGAACCTGACGCACCTTGCCCGCGGACGCAACCGAATCGAATTCCGGGCCTTCGCCGGTACGCTCAACAAAGCCAAAGCGATCGGATACATCCAGATGTGCCTTGGCTTGGTAGAGCTGGCTTTGAATTCGAAACGCTGCAGCGGCTGGGACTACAACAAAAAGCCCGGAACCAAAAGCTGCTGGGATCGACCCGGCGCCGGCGAAGGCGAAACGGAACTCAACCGACTTTACTATCGACTCGGATGGACGAAAGGCTGGTACAAGGGCGACCTTCGCAACAAGCGCTTCGGCGAACTTTCCGCCAACGCGCAAACATGCGACTGGACGCCGATTAAAAAGAAACTGATCGAGATGGCTCGCAAGTACGACAACGCGGCCTAGACATCGGCATTCCAAACGAGGCACGGACGCCCGCGATCGACCACGAGAATTCTTAACAATGCCGGACAGCGCTGTCCGGCTTTCTTTTATTGGGCCCACACGCCGCCACGTTTCGCCACTGTTGGCCACAACCGGATAGCTCAATAGATAGTGGCAATGTTTCGCCATAACGCGATACGGCCCAAACAGTCGCGAAGCGTTTTGATTGCGACGTTTCATCGCAGTGTTCGCCACATGTTTGGCCCTGAAAAAGACTTTCAAGATTCCCTTTGAATTCTTTGCGACCGCGCTTGATGTGTTGCGAAACGCATGGCTCATGTGTGTTCGTTGCAAACGAAAACGCATTTCCCAATCAAACGGAGAACCAACATGGCCACGCCAAAACGAAACCCGAAACCAAATCTCAAAGCGAACGCCGCGTACGAAAACGCTCACCTGGTCGCGCAAGACCTGGTCCAACGAATCGGCGAACTGCTTTTCGACTTGCCGGCACCTGACAACGACGAGCACCCCATCGACTGGGCCAACGTTGGCGACATCAACGAGATCAACCGCCAACTCTCGGAAGTCATCGCCTTCATGACCGGCACTAACAAATAAATAGATTCCCCAACCGAAAGGAACCCAACCATGACTATCGACGAATTGATTGAACGACTGGAAGACTATCGCGACGAACTTGGCGGCGACACCGAGATCCGCTTGATGACGCAACAAAACTGGCCCTTTGAAAACGATGTGGTCGGCTTGGCTTCGACCGAAGAGATCGCGACTGCCGACAACGAAGAAGACGACTTCGACCCGGACGACGGCGAGTTTGTTTACATCGTCGAAGGCAGACAGATTAGTTACGGGAACAAGGCCGCTTGGGACGCCGCCCGCTAGACCAAAAGCCGAAACGCTGGCCGAACGGGTTCGGCTGGCGTCGCGGTGGGTGGTTCCCGCCGCCTGACGATGGCAGCCCAACCATTGAGTATTTTTGGAGAGTGAATCATGAAAAATAATGAAGTAAAAATCGGCGGAGTCTATCACGCGAAGGTCACCAACAAACGGGTCGAGGTTCGCATTGACGAGGTCAAGCCGTCGGGTGGATGGTCGGCGACAAACCTTGCCACCAACAAAAAGATCACGATCAAGTCCGCCCAGCGACTGACCGCGATTCCGGTGGGCGATACAAAAATCACTAAAACCGGAAACGTTACGATCGTCGAAACCGAGCCGGCGCGAGTTGAGAAATTCGAAAAGGGGAACGACAAACCGAAACGGGTTCTGAAGAAACCGAACAAGTCGAAATCTAAAACTTCGAATGCCAAGACTAAAAATGAGAAGCACGCGAAACCGAAGACCGCAAAGCCGGACGGCAAAATGAGTTGTGTCGCAGCCGCGATCAAGGTGCTTGGCGAGTCGAAAGAACCGATGAACGCGAAACAGATGATCGAAGCGATGGAAACCAATGGCTATTGGCAGAGCCCCGGTGGCAAGACGCCGCATGCGACTTTGTACAGCGCGATTCTTCGCGACTTGGCCAAGGGCGACGATTCCCGGTTCGTAAAAGTCGAACGCGGGCTTTTTACGACGCGCGGCTAACTGGCAAACCATCTTGCCAACGATCGCCCCACGTTCGCCACCGTGGGGCGTTTTCTCGTTGGTTGGCCGGATGGGCGAAGGTATCCCGATGCCCCGACACGTCGCAAACGTGGCGACATGTTTGGCAATCCAAGAAAGCTGCAAATTCTTTTCATCTTTCGGGCACGTGCGCTTGAGGTGTTCCGAAAACCATGGCTCATGTGTGTCAACGAAAACGCAATTAACAACCTCTTTCGAACAGGAAACAAAACGATGAATGCCAAGAAACGAAAAACGAATGACAAGCTCCGAGAGATTCTTCGCAACCTCGACCCCGCGACGCACCAGGAAATTCGCGAGGCCTACTACAAGGCAATCGAAGGCTTGGAGACGCTTGCTCAATCGCTCGAAATCGCAGACGCGAGACAGACGGAAAGTGCTGGCCCATTGTTGGACGAACACTTCATCGCACTCGAAGCCGTCGACGCGATAAACAACAGCCAATTGGGTCGGTATTTGTAAACAACTATTCTTTCTTAGGAGCATTTTGAAATGAGAGTCCCTCCAAACGTTGGTGACCGAATCCGACTCGTGAGCATGGCCGACGACCCGAATCCAATTTCAGCTGGTCAAACAGGAACCGTTATTGCAATCAACAAAGTTGGTTCGGGTGGTGATGCCTGGTATCAGATCGACGTGGACTGGGATAACGGGCGGAAGCTGATGCTCGCGTGCCCGCCCGACAAATTTGAAACCATCATGAGCTGACCATTTCCTCGGCCGCGTGCCGGATGGCTTTCTTGCCAGTGAATTTCTCCCATCGCTCGACGATCACGTCACAATAAAGTTGATCGAGTTCCATCAGGAACGCGTGCCGGCCTGTTTGCTCGCAAGCGATTAGTGTTGAACCACTGCCTCCAAACAGATCGAGCACGTTGTTGCCAGTCAACGAGGAATACTGAACCGAACGCACGGCCAGCTCGACAGGCTTTTCGGTCAAATGAACCATCGACTGCGGATTGACCTTCTTCAAATGCCATAGGTCAGTGGCATTGTTTGGCCCGTGGAATTTGTGCCCCGCGCCTTCTTTCCAACCGTAGAAGCAGATTTCAAATGCACCCATAAAGTCTTTGCGAGTAAGAACGGGATGGAGCTTGTCCCAGATGATTCCTTGGCTGAAATACAATCCGCACGCGTCAAGCGGCCCAGGATAGTTGCCAAGATTCGCGTACCCACCCCAAATGTAAAACGTCCCACCCGGTTTGAGGACGCGCGAAATGTTACCGAACCAGGCGAGAAGCATTTCATCGAATGCTAGGTCGGTCACAAAGTCGTTGGCAAGCGGACGGTCTTTCGCCCGAAGTTTCTTCTGAGTTGGCTTAGACTTCTCCGGATGTCGCTCAAGATCGAAACTCTGGTGATGTGTTTTCGGCGCGGCGAACGAGCTGTTTCCCGCCGCGATCGCGTTGTTGCTTCGCGGCTCCACTTTCACGTTGTAAGGAGGATCGGTGTTGACCAAATCAATGGTTGCACCGTCCAGCAATCGGTCGAGATCTTCTGGGCTGGACGAATCGCCACAAAGCAAGCGATGATCGCCAAGGATCCACAGATCGCCAGGTTGTGTCGTCGCTTCGTCCGGTGGTTCGGGAACATCATCCGGATCGGTTAACCCCTCTTCGATTCCCGGATCAAGGAGCTTCGCGAGTTCTTCCTGGTCGAAACCCAGCAAGCCCAAGTCAAAATTGAATTCCTGCAACTCACCCAACTCGATCGGGAGCAAGTCAAAATCCCACTCGGCCAATTCTGCCGTTTTGTTGTCGGCAATCCGATAGGCCTTGATCTGCTCTGGCGTTAGGTCATTTGCCACATGGACCGGCACCTTTTCCAGACCAAGTTGCATTGCTGCTTTGAAACGAGTGTGGCCACAGATAATCACATCGTCCGCGTCCACGACGATCGGCTGTCGGAAGCCGAATTCCTTGATCGACGCCACCACGGCATCAACCGCATCGTCGTTGATACGAGGGTTTTTCTCGTAGGGTTTCAGTTCTGCGATCGGTCGCAAAGTTACCTTCATCATTCACTCCATTGAAATTCGGACAAACAAAACAAACTGTGCTCAATAGCGCGGCTGTTCCCGCGTGCGTCTCGGATGCAAATCGGCCCGGAAGTACCTATTCGATTTCGAGATCGCGCTCGCCGGCGAGAGTAGCATTCTGATACTGCCTCATTTTGATACTGCTCTTGAGATCGAATCCGTCACGAGTCACGGCCACCCCCTCGTATACGCGTGCGCACGCATCGCGCGGGTGCGGGCGTGACAGCGTGACGTATATCTATTTAGAGAGAGTTTTTTTTTATATTTATTGACTTTCAGCTCTCTCCAATCCGTCGCGAATCCGTCACAACGAGCTGTGACAGATTGAGACGGATTCGTCGATTCGGCGTCTTCAAACATCCCAAATTTCCATATCTCAACCCGAACCGTCACATCGCGTGACAGTTCGTGACGTTTCTGTGACGGATTATTCACTCGCAATTTGGTACCCCATGGCAGGCTTGGTTGCCGAAGGAATCTCGGTCATGACCAGATCACCTTGTTGAATCAGCGTCCCAATCAGCTGATCAAAGTCGGCTGCCTTGCATCGCATCGCCCGCATCAACTCGCGACGTGGCAGGCATTGTTCCGGCGACTCGCGGAGCTTCTTCATTAGCTTCAGGCAAGACGCGTGAAACGGATTTTCAGCGACGTGAATCGCGGCCAGGAACAACTGGCGCCGTGCCTGGTGCATCGCGAACTGGGTTGCCCACTCAACCGCCGGCAAGCGGATGACGGGATGTTCGTGGTTTTCACTGCAGGCGTAGATCAACGCCAGCTTCTTAGCCTGTTCGCATGTTCGGCTCCAGACGGTCCGAGCGACCTCGTCCTGTTGGTCTTGGGCGATGTCGTATTCTGCTTCGGTTTTCAGTCGCAGGTCTTCAATTGCGATTGATGCCTCGTCATCCAATGGCACGACCGCTGGCTCGGGGTGAAACGAGATAAGATTCCCCTTGGACGGCTTTCCAACCGGATTGAATTCGACCCACCATTTGGCGATGTTAAGAATCGAGTCGGGTAGACTCCGAGCTGAGCCCGGCTTCTGGCCCGTCCCGCGCCGGCCAACGTCAACGATGTTCAATCGCGCAAAGAAGCCGTTGGTAAGCATTCGTCGTGATAGCGATTCGTAGAAATACTGCGGTGTTGCCGTACCGAATAACGTCAGATGCGGTTGGTCAACGAGAATCGGCTCTTTCTGGTTTGCTTTCACTCGAGTCGGATAAACATCGCTGGCCGACGTGTAAAGCGTCAACAGGATGTTCGGGATCGACTCGCGTCGGTTGTCCTGGTCGGAGTTGATTTGTCGAAGGACACCATCCATTTCGTCGTTTTGAAATAGCATCGCACCAGTACGAACGAGTGCGTCTTGGATCCCTTCGCCACTGGCGAACTTGTCACCGAGTGAACCGGACATGCCGACTTGGTGCAAGATTTGCGAATTCACTTTGCGTGGGAACTCTTTTCCCGTACCGCTGCTTGCGAGGGCAAGCAAGTAGATGTTGGTGCGAAGATCTCCAGACGTGCATACTTTGCGACCAGCTAGAAACGACTGCAGCGCCATTGCACCACAAAACGCGAGCCCGATATTCGGGTACGGAGCATTAGCGAGCGTGAAGTCCATGACATGCCGAATGAAGCCGGGCATATCGAATAAATGCTCGGGAATGATGCCGGGATCGTTCAGCGCTGGGGCGGACTCCTTCTTGGCGAATGACGCCAACATTGGAGGTGCAATTGGCAATGAATCGCGCCGAGCCGCTGCACCAAGCTCCCGAGCGGCCGCTTCAAAATCGCCAGCGTGTTCAATCGAGGAATAGAGAGCAAACGGCGAATAGGCGCGGCCGGCCTCAAGTGGCGCGGCATTGGATGAGAAGACGAAGAAAACACGATCCTTCAACGTCGCTGATGTTCCACTGGGCTTGCCTGGTCGCGTCCAATGCTGATTTCCGTCGGCCAGCTCGGCTCCCGGTTTCCAGCCATGCTTTTTGAGCAATGCGACAACATCGCCATCTTCGTTGTACCGGTCGCCGGGCCGCGTTTCGTCGGTCAGTTGAAAAGGGCCATGCGAGCAGGTCGGATCCGGCTTTCGCTCATTCAATTCCCAAGCCGCGTGAAGAAGCGAGTGCCGTTCGGTAGTTGTAAGCTTCGGCGGCAAAGTCAATTCACCTTGAACGAGCTCATATCCGATGCTGGGCGAACAAAGGAATAGTCCGCCTTCACCACGAGTCTCGATCAACGTAATTTGCTTACCGTCGCGAGTTGCTTGAGCCAACTTGAGATTGCCGTCGACGGGTTGTTCGCACCGATAAATAATGTGCTTTCCACCGGATTGGCTTGTTTCGACAACCAGTCTGCCTCTTAGTTCTTCCGAAATCGAATCAAACCAGGCTTCGAACAGTTCGCCACCGCCGTCAAAATCGAGTAGCTCAAGGTTGCCGCTGACCTTGCCCGTCACAACGCAAATCGCATCCGACGGGCCGCCAAACCAGCCGGCAAGATCCATTTCCGTCGGTAGTTGCGTTTGGTACTTTTTCCACGCAACCGATGGTCGTTTGTCTCGCCCGATGGCCGGCAATACGGAAAGTCCTGCGTCGCGATACACCATCGCGGCATTTAACAAAGCATTGGCTCTGACGGCGAGATCGCTCAAAATGGAATCTCACTTTCGTCGTAGAAGGGAACGTCTTCGACAGGAATCGAATCCGGCATCTCTCCAAGTACGACGTCGATAATGCGATCAAAGCGTTGCCCGCTCTCGGATCGAACAGTGATTTGAATCGGCGAAGCGATGCCGCCAGCCTCGGCGATTTCAACAGCTTGCTGTGCAGTGTTCGGAACGGGATCAAGCGAACGTTCCTTCCACCACGCGATGGCTTTACGTCTTGCGAACCCGGAGTGCTCAAAGCAAACCCATTCGCTCTGCCAATGATCTAGCCCGACCTGATAGTCGACACGCATCGTGTTCGGATCATTTTCGTTGGCGTTCTTCTTCTGGTGGACGTGATAGAAGACATCTTGAACTTCATATTCCGTTTCCTCAATCTGGCCCGACAAAATGCCTTCGCCGGACGCGTTGGTATTGTGTTGCATTCGCTCGGGTGGCGGAAACTCAAAACCACAGTCCGGACAAGTCGAATAGGCGGCGTGAACGACGGCTCGGCATTTAGGACATTCTTTAGCCGGCGCTTCCTGGCTCGCGGAATCTCGCGTTGTTATCCGAATCGCATCGACCGGCCCGTGTCGCAATATGTTGTCGCCGTAGTCGAGAATCAGGCAATCAGTTTTATCGGGATGCAACCGGAACCCGCGTCCAACCATCTGGTAATAAAGGCCAGGCGATGCGGTAGGCCGAAGTAACACCACGCAATCGACATTCGGAGCATCGAAGCCAGTCGTCAAGACGTTTACGTTGACCAAAAACTTCAGGCGAGGTTTGGCATCGCCGAACAGGTTGGCCGGGACGGATTCGCCTTTAAAACGAGCGATCAACTCTTCTCGTAGCTTTGTGTCGGTGTCACCCGTGATCAAGCCGACCTCCTGCCCGGTAAGTTGTTCAAGCGTTTCTTGAACATGACCTGCGTGGGCGACAGAAGCTGCGAAAATCAGAACGGACGAACGACGTCTTGTAAGTTCAGCAATTTCTCGACACGCTGAGCCAACCAGCTCATCGGTGTCCAGCAATGTAGAGACTTCGCTTTTTACAAACTCGCCACCGCGAATGTGTAGCTCGGTATAGTCGGCTTTCTTACGGCCGGCTTTGGTTTTGAGCGGACAAAGAAATCCGTCTGTAATCAATTCCTTGACGCCGACTTCGAAGCAGATTTGATTAAGGAGGCTGTTTGGATCGCAAAGCAAACCTGACTTCATCCGATATGGCGTCGCCGTCAATCCGATCAGGCGGACATTCGGATTGACCGTCTTTGCATCGGTCAGAAATTGCTGATACATGCCTTCGCCATCAGGCGGAAGCAAATGGGCTTCATCGACCAGGATCAAATCGAATGCGTCCAATTCGCACGCCCATTTGTAAACCGATTGGATTCCGGCAACGATGACCGGGTGATCGGTATCGCGACGGCGAAGCCCCGCCGAATATACGCCTACATTCAAAGCAGGTGCAATCGTCCGCAACGTGGCAGCCGATTGCTCGAGCAATTCCTTGACGTGAGCCAGAACGAGAACGCGGCCATTCCATTGCTCAGCAGCATCGCTACAAAGCTGTGCTATGATCGGCGTTTTGCCTCCACCTGTCGGAATCACGATGCACGGATTGTCGTCGCGGGTCCGCAGGTGATCGTAAACGGAGCTGATGGCAGCCTGTTGGTACGAACGGAGAATCATTCCATTATATCTCCGTTGTGATATTTCCGGCCCCGCTCGGTCTCGATGCAGGCATCCGGCAAGTGGCGATAGCGCTTGCGGTTTTCCCGATTGCAACGCTCACAAATCCGATTGGCTGCGCTGATCGAGAAGAACTCACTAAGGCACTTCAGGCAGGTTCGCATCCGAGCGATCGCGTTCATCATTTTCCCTTAACGTCTGAAGAAGCTGGAACACAAGTTGCGGTAGCTCGTCGAGTGGCACGATTGCCAGCCACGGTTTGCAATTCTTTCGGTGCAAGACGACGGGGACTTTTCCAGCCGCATCGCGCGTCGCTTGTTCGATTGCGGCATAGAGCTGCAGCGACTCGGCCCGTTTGACTTCGAAGTGAACGTCTTCGATTCCCGTAACGATGTCTGGCGAATCAGGGCCGCCACAATATTGACGACCGCGGCTGGCATCCGTGCCAAAAAGCCTCCTGATCTCCGCGGCCGCTTCACGCTCACCACGCTTCCCTTTCGTGAGTGATCGCCTTCCCATAGTCACCTCCGTGTTTGGGTTATAAACTGCTAACGCTTCCAAGGCGGATCGTTTTGTGCGGTTGCTTGCGTTTGGATGTTTGCGACTTCCCGGCGCGCGTATCCTTTAATTTCGTTGGTGATCTCGCCAGTGTCATCACGCTTCTTACATTTCACATTGATGACCATGGGCAGATTGTGGAGCTCGGCCGAGTCCCTCGGCGTCATCAAACCGACCGCTCGGCAAATCGACGACAACTCGCTGCGAGCGATTTGGACTGCCGTTTGATTCGGGTTATCGAGATTGAGCCGAGCCCAAAGCAAACGGTTTTGATGCTCTCCTTCGATGATTTGAAACGACAGTTCCAAGTAGCTGCCGTTGCCGGACTTCGTCGGCTTCATCTCGCTATCTGAGATAATGGCGAGGTACTTGCCGGCCGGGATCGGATCGAAATCAGTGTTGGGCTCAACTTCGTTCGCGTTAAAGTTTCCGAGACTAACCATGGGCAAATTCTCCTGTTGGGGTTGGGATAGCGTTGTGAGTGAAGTGTTGCGCGTAGGCGTTCCAGTCGAGCGGCATTTCGTCCGGTAGATTGAGTCGGTTTTTCGCAACGTGCGATGGTCGTTCACAGGTGCGTAGAATCCGTTCACCACTACCAATGCCGCGAGTTCCTTTGCGACCGAAACCTTCGTCGGTTTTCTTAGTGTGGACTTTGTAAGTCGCAAACAACACTTCGTCGCACCATTCCTGAATTAACGCCGAGGCGAGCTTGTGCAGGCGAGGCACGTAGCGATCGTAAGATTCCGTTTCCGGGTTTTCGAACTTCTCGATCTTGGCGTGGGCAATCAAGATCACGGTGAATCCCTTGTCACGTCGAAGCGCCGAGAGGCCTTCGAGAAAGTTCCGCCACTTGTCCAGGGCGAACACGTAGCCTTTTGCGTAGCCAATATCCTCGATATTGGTCACATTGCGCTCGTTGCAAACATCGGCCCAAATCAGTCGTTCAAGCCAATCAAGCGAGTCGATTGAGACGGTCGCGTACTCATGCTGCTGCGTGTACAGTTCGCGGAGCGCCGTCATCACCTCTTCGAAAGTCGTTGCCAAGGGAAACTTGTCACAACCGATCTCACCGAGGCCGTCTTCGGTTTGAATGAAAACGGTTGACTCACTTGTCGCCGCGAAAGTCGATTTGCCAATTCCTTGTGTCCCGTAGAGCAACAAGCGGCGAGGAGCGGGCTGAGTTCCTTTTTTGATCTGCTTGAGTAGTGACATGTTTGGGTTCTCAAAATGGATGGTGATACATTGCTCGCTTGTGTTGCCAATCCTTTACCTATCCGGCGAGATCGAAAGGTGGCGGAAATTCAAAGATGAAATCGCATGTCGGCCGCCTCGAATCGTTTGCGAAGTTCATTCAGCCGTTCACGCAACGTCGTGCGAGGAACACCCATTTCACGGGCGATCTGGGACAACGATTTTTGTTTCAACTGCTCGGCGAGGTGGCGGAGGTCGTCGGGAAGCTGGTTCAGCAAGTCGGCGAGATCCTGTTTCAATTCGGCGAACTCTTGATTGGTTCGCGTTTCCTGGCAACGCCTGGCGTCGTACTCCTCCATACCGATCGTTGCCCCGACCTCTACACGTCCTTCTTGGCCCTGCGGAATCAATACGTTCAGCGAACTAACGCGTCGCCGATCGCGTTTCTCCGCTCGGCAGTCCCGCAGGATTTTCGCGACGTCTCGCTCGACCACAGTCGTCACGAAAACATTTCGGTGGGCTCGCGTTTTATCGAACGATGCAAAACTGTGTAGCAATCGCCGGATGAGTTCTTGTTCAAGCGATTCTCGGTCTTGATAGGTAAATCCGTTGCGACCAATGATCTGGCTGACTTTGCGACGAATGATTCCGCGATCGAAACGTGTCAGCTCAAACTCGGCTGGTCGATTGCCTCGGTGCATTGCGTTCATGCGGATCTCCTTCCGATGTCGTACTGATACTCCTGGAGATCTTCAGAAACGAATTCGCGGACAGTCTCCCTTCGGCGGTAAACCGTTTTGCGGCTAACACCAAGCGATTCAGCGACCTTTGAAAAACTTGATTCTTCCAGATAGGCTTCACAGAACTCGCGGAGTGGATCGGCGAGGTCACCAACGATCTCCGAAACGTCTTCGCGCAACTCAAATCGTTCGTAGGAACTGCGTTGACGAGTGAAGCAGCGACCGGTTGCGTGCTGGTCTTCAATGGAGTCCTCTACGCGTGTTGTCGAATCAGACGATTCCATATCTTGCAAAGAGTCGGCGCACATTCGTTTCTGACGACGACGAGCTTCGCTCGCAAGAAAGTGCCGCGCGACCATGGTGCAGAATGTCGGCCAACTGGATCGCGTTGGGTCAAAGCAATTCATCTTTCGCAACAATTGAACGACGACATCGTGCGTAAGGTCTTCCAGTTCACTTGGCGGGAACCAGCCACGACGAATCGAGATGCGAACAGTACAACGAATCGCTCGCACCGCGATATCATCGACCAATCGTTCGGGCAGTTTGCGTAGCAT